AACTCACCAACATCATCCAAGTAGCCACCAACTCGTTCAATAATAGGACTGTTGCCCAGCAGTGGAATCAAACCGTCTGTGACTTTGAGTTTGATCTTTGCACCTGCCACGTGCAAGTTCCACAAAAATCTCACAAACTGAATGTTGTCACCATGTCCCTGTTCACCTTCCACAAGGATGGTTTTGTCTTTTAGATCTTGGCCAGTCCACCGAGGCTGTGTGTGCTTGGGCAGTTGACCAGCAAGATGTTCGTAGTTCCATCGCACTTCGTACAGTGGCCATCCTTGAGCATAGTTGCCCTGTATCAAATAGCTTACTGCTAGATTGAAATGAGCTGTGACGTTTTGTGGTTCCAATGCAATGGCATGCTGTAAGAACGGCACAGCCCTTGCAGGTTGTCCGCATTCTCTCATGACATTGCCGTAATTGTTCCAGGCAGCAGCCAGGTCCATGTCTTCCACAAATGCCTGTGCATAGCATTTGAGAGCTTCAGTTGGTTGATTCTGTGCTCGGTATTCGTTGCCTTGGGCAATTAAAAGTTGTGTGTCCATGGCTATATTTAAGGTGCAGTTCATGCCATTTTACATTTTCGCTAAATACTTGTCAACGCAATTTGGCGTTTTATGCGGTATTAATCCCACCGCGTAGCGGCTAGAACCCGCATCGGGCTTCTATAAGGAGAAATCAAATGGGTCGTCCTCTAAAAATTCAAAAACGTTCTACTGGTTCAGGCAACGGCGGCGCAGCCGTTAACGTCGACATCGGTTATCCAAACTTCGGATCATTAACTGATCCAGTGTTTAACTCACCTGTTCAAACTTTGAACAACGAACAATATGTGGGTGTGGTTGGTGGTGCAAGTTCTGCTGCCACTTCAGCCACTAATCCTCGCACACTGGTGGAAGTAAACATCACATTGGCTTCTGGATCAGGCGCTGGTTCAGCAGCTGGTTACATTATCCGCCAAAAAGGCAGTCACAAATATCTGGTTGGTGATGCTACCAGCCGTACTGCTCTTGTTGTGGGAAATGCATATCGCATTATCACAGTGGGTAACACAGCTTGGACATCATACGGTGCTCCTGCCAACTATGCTGTGGGCACAATCTTCACTTGTACTGTTGCGTTAGGCGACACAGGTACTGGTGCAGTAAACTTGGTTGGTGTTTGTGTTCTTAGCGATGCTGCATCACCCACAAGTGGTAACATGAGTATTGCTTATATCAATGACGCCAGTTCTGAAGTGTATGTTTCTAAACTGACCAATCGTTTCATGCTAGGTTGGGAAGGTGGATCAAACTATGCCGCTACTTCTGTTGTTGCAGACGTTCGTGGCCTGGCCAACTTCTTCACAGACGAAGGCACAATGATAAAGTCAGGTACCACTGGCGCAGCAAACACTGGTTCTGCACAAAGCGGACAACAGAATTTGTTGAACCTTACCCTGATACAAAACGCTACACGCTAATTTGTAGTAACTCACAATCCTCTCAGATATATACTGGGAGGATTTTTTATGGCCGTAGCATTTGTATTGGGTAATGGCATCAGTCGCAAAGGTGTTAATTTGGAACACTTGCGCACCCACGGCACAATCTATGGCTGCAATGCCTTGTACAGAGATTTTGTTCCAGATGTACTAATTGCTACCGATCGTCCAATTAGCGAACAAATACAGCACTCAGGCTATCCATTAAAAAACAAATTCTACACTAGAAAACCATTGGATGGACTGGGCGCACAACGTGTACCCGACCCATACTGGGGCTACAGTTCTGGACCTCTAGCAGCGGCAATTGCAGCGGCAGATCAGCATCTAAATATCTATCTGTTGGGATTTGATATGGCTGGCATAAATGATCGATTCAACAATGTATATGCTGATTCTGAATTCTATAAACGCAGTGGAGCAAATCCAACTTACACTGGTAATTGGGAACGGCAATTGCTCAAAGTCATGCACGATTATCCACACACAAACTTCATTCGAGTGCATGGAGCAGTCACAGCAGACATACCAGAATTCAACAAACACCCACGATACTCACGCCTAAACATTGGAGATTTCCAAAGTCAATTTGGCGTTTGACCCAAATTCAGCATAGTACAAGCTCTGGTAAATATACAATAGGGCCAGATTCAGCATGACACAACAAGTAATCAACACCGGCGCGGTGGCAAACGATGGCACGGGCGAAAGCCTGCGCAATGCGTTTGATGCAGTTAACAATAACTTTGCCAACATCTGGACGGCCGGACCTGTAGATTCACAGGTTGTGATCAGCAACAATCGCATATCTACCACGGTACAAAATCTAGCACTTGTATTGGCCGGTAACGGCGTTGGTACTATCACAGTTGATAGCACTGTAGTTCCTAGTATTGATTCTGTATACGATTTAGGAACTGCAAATTCAAGATTTGACAGTGTTTACAGCAGATACTTTTATGGTAACGGTGCATTCTTAACAGGCATCAGTAATGGCAGTGGTAGTGCAACTTCTGTAACATTTGCAGCCACACCCCCATTAGCAGCTAACATTGGTGACATTTGGATTCAAAGCGATACTGGTATACAGTATCTCTACTTCAATGACAACACCAGTAATCAATGGGCTGAAATGGAAGCCTATCAAAGTTTCAGTTCTGGTGGTACAGGCAATGGCAACGTTGATCTAACCAGTGTATCGTCAGACATTATTCCTAGCACCAACAACAGTTATAGCTTAGGCAGTAGTGGATATCAATGGAAAGATCTTTGGGTCAGCAACAGCACAATTTATCTGAACAGTTTGCCGATCACAGCAGATGGTGCAAACTTGAAAGTGAATGGTAACACAGTACTCACAACCAGCAGCCCGTTGAGTTTCAGCAACTTGAGTGTGACTGGCAATGTGACAGCCAATGCAGTTTACACCAACAATTATTTTTATGCCAACGGCGCACCTTTCCCACAAGGCAGCAACAGCCTGCCAGGCACAACCATATCGCTTAAAGACAATGTGATAGCCACAACCACACTCAATCAAAACTTGGTATTGAGTGCAAACGGTGTGGGCAATGTGCAGACTAATAGTAGTATCGTGCCAGATGCCACACAAATTCGTGATATTGGATCAGCCTCTAATAAATTCAACAGTATCTACGCCGGATACTATTACGGAAATGGATCACAACTAACTGGCATAAGTGCAGGCAACAGCAATTCAATTATTAGTGGTAATTCAAATGTTAAAATTGTAACCGCAGGCGGCAATGTCACAATAGGAATTGGTGGTATTGGAAATATTGTGGTAGTGTCTGGTGCTGGTGAGTTTGTGACTGGGGTTGTGTCTGCATCAGGAAACATTACAGCACCATATTTTGTTGGCAATGGTAGTTTGTTGACAGGCATAACAACAGTAGCAGCAGCCAACACTGCGCAAACAGTCACAGCAAATGCTCAAGCAAACATCACATCAGTTGGTACGCTGACTTCATTGTCAGTCACAGGAACAGTGCAAGGTGGCAACATTCTAACTTCTGGTATTGTAAGTTCCACTGGTAACATAACTGGCAATTACTTCATCGGCAACGGATCACAACTAACTGGACTTGCTGCCACATACGGCAACGCCAATGTTGTGGCCAATTTGGCAGCACTGGGATCAAATCCAGTTAGTACCACTGGCAATGTCACAGGTGGTAACTTGGTAACCGGTGCTCAAGTTGTAGCCAGTGGGGTTATACAAACTGGCACAGGATTCAGCACAGGCGGATACCTAAGTGTGGATGGTGATACTGATTTACACAAGACCACAGTAACTGGTAACTTATCAGCCACTGGCAATATCACTGCCAACGTCAGTTCGTTCTTTATTGGTAATGGATCTCAATTAACTGGTATTGTCTCAAGTTATGGCAATGCCAATGTAGTAGCCAACCTGTCTGCACTAGGCTCAAATCCAGTATCAACCTCAGGTAATATATCTGGAAACTATTTCATCGGCAATGGATCACAACTGACTGGATTACCGGCCACATACGGCAATAGTAATGTAGCCACATTCCTGGCTGCATATGGTAGCAATACAATTTCTACCACAGGAAATATTACAGGCAACTATTTCATCGGCAATGGCTCACAGTTAACAGGCCTAGCCGCAATCTATGGTAATGCCAATGTTGTGGCCAACTTGGCTGCGTTGGGTACCAATCCAGTATCAACCACAGGCAATGTAACTGCTGGTTATTTTATTGGCAATGGCAATTTTCTGACCAGTATAGCAGGTTCCAATGTCACAGGCACCGTAGCCAATGCCACTTACGCAGCCACAGCTGGCAATGCAACCAGTGCTACCATAGCAGGAACCGTGAC